ACCATAATGCGACCCCCCCACTGGGGGGCAGGCTCCAGCCTGCACCCGATACACTGACCACACGGGAGCAGCAGCTCCCGCTCAGGAGTGGTCCTGGGCCACGGGTGATAGCAGGCCACAACTACAGCCGAATACCGCCGCGCATCGGGCGGCCCATGGTATTCTTGGGGTGGACCCCAGACCCCTTGCGGAACGAACGTCGAGACTTCGCCCGCGAAATCCTCTTGCGATACGCCATGATCGACCTCCGGTCGAATGAAAGGAAACAGCACCCATTGTATAGACAATGGGGAACAGCAACAACAAACAGCTGAGTAAACCCAGGGGCAAGGCCCCTGGAAAACTCTTGAACAGAGGGGCAGCAGAGCTGCCGAAATAAGGAAAAGGTATGACTTAGCCACACGCGCGCGCGCGAAAAATAGGACCGCGCGCGCGCACGCGCCGATCTAGCAAACCAGGGAAAGAACTTGAGATGATATTAGAGATGTGAGACATTGAATGAAGGGAGGGGACACCCCTCCCATGACTCCCACCCCGAGAATTCAAATGAGCATCGAAACGCTGCAAGGAAGAGCCGCCCGAATCCGAACGGCACAGGCCGAAACGGCCAAAGAAATCGCGATCATCGAGACCGAGATCGCAGGAGAGGTGCCGAGCGCCGTAGACAGAGCGCTCATGAAGCACCTCAGAGACAAGGCGAGCAGGCAAGAGGAACAACTCCAGACGGTTACCCGTCAGATCGAATTGACCTTGAAGCATCAAGGTAAGCTGGCGCTCGAGGAGACACCAGCAGAAAAAAAGACGGCCACCCCCCGAGGGAGGTAGCCGTCAAAGACTGAACCACAACACGTGGTGTCAGTCCACACAGTTACATCAAGTGGGAACTGTGTTTGGGGCCTCCCCGGGTTCCGGGGGGGCCTCTTTCGCTGGGATCAAACCCAGCTCGCGGAACAGACCGGCATTGGCCGGATTGTCCGCAGCCTGAACGAACCGCATCGGGTCGTTCCCGAACGCCTCACGCTGGCGCGCCGTCAAAGCCGCGAAGTCCTCACCGGCCTTCTGAACCAGCGCAAGCGCTTCCTGGAGAGACCCGATCTCCGAAATATCCCCATACATGGGGACCCGGGTCGATTGGGGAAGAATCCCCGACTCCAGATTACGCCGGACGATGCGATTGATATCGCACGCATCCTTATCGGCTTGCTTCGTCCGAGTACTCGGCTTACACCGAAGGCGCGAGAAATCCCGCGCCGCCTCCATCACCTCAGGCCCGGACATATCCAGCCCCTCTACAGCCACCGCGAAAGCTCGCGACATTTAGTTCACTCCAAGAGACGTAGAGGAAGCACCGCGCCGCGTCGTCTCACGCCGCAGGCCGATACTGGGCAAAAGCCCAATGAAACGCTCCACATACGGAGCGACACGCCCCAGCTGCCCACGCTCCACGTTGGCAGCATTGGTAGCACGAGGGATCTCCAACGACCGAAGCTGGCGATCCACGTTCGTCGCCAGCGTACGAGCCGTACCCTCCATAGCGGCCACACGCGCCGCATGGGTACGAGCACCAGCCTCACGCGTCTGGGCCTTCAGAAGCGCAGTCTGCGCCGGAAGCATCTGCGTATTCGTGATATACTTCTCCGCCGTCTGCTGCCGCATGAGCTTCACCTCTTCGCCGAGCCGCTTTGCATGCATAGCACTCGACACTGCAGGGCCTACAGCGTCCTGAACCGACGCCGTCGCAGCCCCCGGGGTTGATGCAGGGCCCTGCATGTAGGCAAGCGCCGGATTGAAACCGGCAGCCTTCATGTCGATTGCAGCTCGCTGCCAGGCCGAGCCCGCCATCACGGCGGACCACTCTCGAGCTCGCTTCGACTCGCCCAGGTTCTGCGAGTTGGCCCACAGACCCCCAGAGAGGGCCCCAACCCCCATGCCGATCGACAGGGGGTCCAATTAGAGCCTCCGCAGACCCGGAACCCCAAACAGGGGCATCGGGCGAGCAGCCTTCACGGACGTGTAGCTGTCCATGTAGAAGTGCGGCTGCGTAGGAACCGCGATCACGCGGTCCACAGGAGGAGCGGCCGAGATGAAAGTATCGTCGAGCGTCGGAGCGCTCGCGAAGTCCTCGGACAGGTGCCAGATGTCCAGCGTCCCGGACACATTCGAGCGGAAAAGGCCGGAAATCTGACTGGCCTTGTACCGGTACTCGGCGTACCGCTCCTGATAGCCGAAGACCGTTTGGTTCTGCGCCAAATCGTCCTGCAAGAAGATCTCTTGCTGCAGGACCGCCTGCTCCCCGATGTTCGCCAGGTCCGGCCAGAACCGCTCATGCTTCGTACGCTTCGACCACTCGCGCGTCAGACCCTGTTGATACGTCAGGTCAGCGCGAACCGACATCAGACCGAAGAGGAAACCGTGCTCCGTGAACGACTTCACGAAGCCCGAACGACCCGAGCCCGTCCCGATAGCGCCCAGAACGCCCAGACCGTCATTCACGGTCGGAGTCGCGGGGCTCGCCGAATTCTGAGGAATCGGCGAAGTGATGATGGGGAACGTGTCGCCCCCCAGGTACTCGGGCCGCTGAAGCCGAGCGTCCGGCGAAACAACCCGAAAGTGAGCTCTAACGATCTCCGTATATCGCGTGCCGCCGCGCGCGTCACGCTCCATGAGCTGCTGAATCGCAATCGCCTGCCGTAGCTCGTTGATCGTCGCGGCCGTAGCGGCGCTCAGGTCCGCATACAGCGACTCCGTCGCCGCAGCCGTGGTACTACTCACCTCGACCTTCGTCCCGTCGACCTGCAGCTCGAAATACCCAGCCGTCGCCGGAGTAGACCACACCGCAAGCGACTCCGAAGTACGAGCAGCATCCGTCGCGATCCGCGCCGACGAACCCAACGGAAGCGACACAGCCGTTCCCTTCTGGGCGAACGGCAAACACGACGTGAAATAGTCGTGACGCTTCCCACGAGGCAGACAAACGTTGTAGTTCGCCATCGAATCCGGCCCGTCATCCTTATCGACGGTAACCGAGTCCTGCATGTTCTGATCACGGTACCATTGATTCCAGATGAGGTTGTACCCACGGAACGGCAGCGCCGACAGGTCCCAAGTGGTACCAGTCAGCGCAACGCCCGGGTGCAGGCCGATGTAATCGGCCAAAGACATAACGTCCACCCCGGCACCGATCGAGTCCATGATCGGGACCAAGAAATCGGTGGAGTCGCCGGGGTCGTCTTGAGCGCCCATGAACTTCTCGAAGTTCGTCCACACGAGCCGGTCCGGCACAAAGAACCAGTGCACGTCCACATACATATTGTCCATGATCGGACGCAGCGGCGTCGTGAGCCGGATGAAGAACTGAGCCGACGCGTTGTACGTATCTCCCGGAAGAATCGCATCCAGGTAAAACGGGATGATCTTCCCAGCATCGAAGGTGGTCTTATGACCCGCCGACCTGTCGAACTGGGAACGCGCGACGTTCGCGTCGGGCACCTGACTAAACGAGTGCCCCATGACCGTTGGGAGCCTAGTCATTGGCTGCGAGCCTCACGCCAGCGGTCGAAAGCAGCTCCCACGCCCCGATGACAAACACGGGGCCCTCGTGCGCCACGAGCTGGCCGCTCTGGCGGTCGAAACTCCCCACCTCGAACAGCGTAAAGTGCTCAGGGTGGTTACACACATCGGAATCCGCGCCCGAGTTCACCGCACGGGCCAGCGAGCGCATGATCTCCATGCGCGTGCGCGCGAACATAAGCTGGCCGTAACACTCGGCCTGGCTGTCGCGCAGAGAAAATACGAGCTCCTTCATAGATCCAACTCCCGTTGGTAAAGGTTTACACGAGCCTTCGCGCACACCTCACGCACATGCAACCGGGCCTCCGTCCGGTCATACAGTTTACGGAAAACGCGGTTAAGCCGCTTCGTCGCCACTGACGCCCGTACTTCCTCAGGCAGCTCCGCCAAACGATCCGAGAAGTACCGAGGGGGAGCGGTACGAACACCTGCGACGACGACTTCGTCCGCCGGGAATACGTCCCCAGCAAATCGATCAAACCAGTCGCCAGCGATACCCGGTCTACGAGACATCGTAGCGAACTCCGGAACCCGCGAAGTAATCTCACCAGTGCCAGGATCCACCTCTTCATAATGAAGCTCCGCACGCGAGCCCGTGACCTTGTCCACGACATAACGCGCGACATAGGAAGCAGACTCGAAGGAAAGGGACCCAATGAGCGATTGGCCCTCCGGCCAAAGCTCCATCAGGTCGGGAGAAATCCACTCCGGGAACTTCTGACCCTTCCGCCAGAACGGCGCCCGCGAGGACGAGAAATCCTCTCCGAAGAGACAGGCATGATAATGGGGACGCTTCCGCTTCTCCCCATACTCCCCGCAATGATAGTACCGAAACTTCCGTTTCGGGTACTTCTTACGGAGACGCTTCATGAAGCGAGGAAACGCCGACTTATCGAGAGACCCGCCAGCGGGCAAATGCTCCGCATCGTACGTCAACGTCAAAAACGAATTGCGCTCGTGCAAAGAGGCCTCGTGCATTATCCGCACGGCCCACTGGCGGGACTTCTCCCGCCGACACCCATAGCACTGACCGCAAGGCACCTGAAACAGTGCCCCGGTCGGAGACTCCCGCCGGTTAAAACAGATTCCGCCGCCCCGAGCTTTCCAGCCCTTTAGCGGCGAGTAACAAGGCATCAGCGCCGCTTCCGCTTCTTAGCACGCTTCGCCCACACCTTAGCGAAGGAACGCTTCGAACCGCTCAACAAACGCTCTCGACGCCCTTCCTTTCGCCACCTCACAAACGGATGCCACCACGCATGGGACCAGCCGATACGTTACGGGGATGCGTCCCCGCGCCCTTGCGGAAATTCTTCCGGGACTTACCCCTCGACATGGAGAAACGCTTACGCATAAAAACTCCTGTACAAAAAAACAGAGTGACCGATGCCCCGAGGGACATCTTAGTCACTCGGCACAGTTGTATCAAGTAAGGCAACTGTGCACCCGGCCGAATCGGCCGAAAAAATCGACCCCCCCAAAGTCCCCCGCACGATCAGGCCAAATATAGGCCTTGTGGGACCACGAAGAAAGAAAAGAGGTCTATACGAGGGTAAAGACAGAAAAAGGCCCTACGGGCCAATATAAGAACGCTGGTCAGGCAGGAAGCCTTCGACCTAGCTAAAACGCTCGCCCATCATCGATAGCAAACGCACGCGCACGGGAAACCCACGCGCACGCACAAGCCAAGATACCGGGCGAGCACAAACCAAAGACAAAGACAAAAAAAAGGGGCTCCGCGGAGCCCCCCGAGGCAGATGGCAGCCTCTAAATCAACCCGTAGGCAAAGCCTCCGGATCAACCGATCGCGTCACGATCGGATTATCAGCCGAGCCGAGAACCGGCGACGGCTTCACCTTCGGGATAATCAGGCCGAGCTCGAGAAGCTCGTCCTTGTGACCCGGCTTCGCGATGTAATCGACGAAATTACCGGGATCGTTCCCGAAGAAACTACGCGTTGCCGAAGGCAACGCATTGAAAAGCTCCTGAGCCTTCCGAACTTCGTCCATCGCTTCGCGAAAGTCGGAAGCAGGAGCGAACCCATACTCAGCGACCCGCTGAACCACATGATTGGAAACACCACCGCGACGGTGGTGCGCCACAATCAAATTCACGTCACACGACGCCTTCTCGGATTGGCGCGTACGCCCACCCTTCGAAGGATCAGTAGAAACATTACACTTCATGCTCACCGATCACCTCCAATGATCTTCATAACCTGCTCGGCGGTCATATTCAGACCGCCAGCAACGGCACGACCCACACTTCCATAAGCCCGCGCCGCACCAGCGGCGCTCGAACCTTCAACAATCGCCGCAGGCAACGCCGCGCGCTGAAGCGCGCTGCTTGCATCCATCTGCGCGATCTGCGCACGCAGAAAATCCGCACCAAACTGATCCACGTTATACGCGGCCGTCAACGCCGACGACCCCTCCGCTTGCGTCTTCCGCCGCTGCGCATCCAGCAACGCCAGTTGCGCGTCAGCAACCTTCATGTCCTTCGACATGCGTCGCTGAGACATAGCAGAGTTAACAGCAGGCCCAAGCTCGTCCTCCATCCGAACAGAAGCACCGCCGGGGGAAGACGCTCCCCCGCCCCCCGTAGCAGACAAAATGGGATTCAAACCCGCCGAGCGCAGATCAGCGACTTCGCGTTGATGCGCCGTCGACGACATACGCTCCTGAAAGGCCATCTGCTCCCGAACCATACGCGCGGACGCGCGATTCGCGCGCCGCTGCCCGGCAGCAGACGTCAAACCACTAATCAACGAATCCCAAGGCCAAAACCCACCACCGCCGCCGGACTGACCGCCGCTCACGGTAACCTCCAAAGGACCAGTCTCGGCCGGCATCAGAAGTGGTCCACAAGGCCCGGAACGCCGTAAAGCGGCATCGGCCTTGCACAACGCAGCTTGACGAACGAATCGAAAATGAAATGCGGTTCGGAACTCACCGCAATAACACGATCAAAAGGCGGGTCCTCCTGAATGAAATCCGCATCGAGAACCGGCAACGCCGAATACGCCTGCGCCAAATGCCAGGCATGAAGAGTCCCCGCCGCCGCGGAGCGCATCAGCCCCGACACACGCGAGGGCTTGAACCGATACTCGGCATAGCGCTCTTGATACCCGAAAACGTCCTCATCCGCCGACGTACCCTGAGTGAAGATTTCCTGATTAAGAACGGCTTGCTCCCCCAAATGCGCGAGCGCCGGCCAGTAGAAATCGTAGCGAGTCTGACGACTCCAAAAACGTTCCAGACCCTGCTGATACGTCAAGTCGGCCCGGACCGAAACAAGTCCAATAACGACGCCATGTTCAGTGAACGATTGAGTGAATCCGTGGTTCCGAGCCGTGACCGTACCATATGCAGCAAGTGTGCCCTGCGGAGTCCCAGCACCAGATTCCGACGTTTGCGGTACCTGAGAAATGATGAGGGGCGACGAACCACCTCCCAAATACTCGGGGCGTTGTAGTCGGGCATCGGGTGACACGACGCCAAAATGAGATCGCACAATCTCTGTATATCTCGTTCCTCCACGAGCATCCCTTTCCAGCAGACGCTGGATCTGAAAAGCCTGACGAAGAGCATTGATCGTCGTCGCCGTCGCCGCCGACAAGTCGGCCTCGAGCGACGTGGTATCCCAGGCCGCATCGCCGGCGCCGACGATGCCAGCCCAATTCGCCTGAGTCGTAACAGCATCGCCAGAAAGCGCAGAAATCGTCGGACCCGAACCGACAGAAAACACCGGGATATTTGTACCCGCACCCACAACCGGCGCGATGCCGCTCAGCGGCAACTCGACCGGATCACCCTTCTGCGGCCAAGGCAAGCACGACGTGAAATAGTCGTGCCGCTTACCGCGGCGCAGAAGCGTGTAATTGGCCGGAGTATCCGGACCATCGTCGAGATCGACCTGAACGGAATCCTGAAGGTTCTGATCCCTGAACCACGCGTTGTAAATCGCGTTGTAAGCACGGAACGGAAGCGCAGAGCGCGCCGGAAGATTGACGTTGATCGGAATGCCGAAGTAATCGTAGATCGAACCGACACCCACGCCGGTAGACGTATCGATACCCGGAATCGTGAAATCGGTCGAATCGTCCGGATCATCCTGAGCACCGTTGAAACGCTCCCAGTTCGTCCACAGCAGACGATACGGAACGAAAAACCAAAAAGACTCAAGCCAAGCATTGTCCATGATCGGAAAGATCGGCGTCGCAAGACGCGCGAAACCCGTCATGGAAAGATTGAACGTGTCCCCCGGTAACACCTCGTCGACGAAAATCGGGATCAGATATCCCGCATCGAAGGTGGTCTTGTGACCACATGACCTGTCGAACGAAGAACGCTGAATTTCAGCGGAGGGGACACGAGAAAAAACATGTTGCTGCTGTCGAGCCACAAAATCACTCCTTCATCTGAAGCGGGAGTTCCCGCAAATTGAAAATCACCTGAAGAGTACCCAACGAGCTGGGCGACGACTTCACCGTAGTCAAACCCGTCTCGTTGTCGAAATCACCCAAAAGAAAAAGGGTGTACTGGTCCGCGTGGCGGACGAAATTGTGATCCGGATTCTTCAAAGACAAATCCCGAAGTTCGCGCATTGCCAGCGCTTCCGAAGCCACAAAAAACGGCGGCAGGAAAGCCCTGCTCGCCTGATCGTAAATTGCCATCATGTCAAGTTTCATACGTTCTCCTTTTCATCGAACCACGTGCACGCGCAACCTGCTCGCGCACTCTTAAACGCTCGTCCGTGTTCTCTGACGCAAAACGGCGAGCAACCACCTTGCGGCGATCCTTAATCTCGGCAAAAGCCGACGGATCAACCGACTCCAAAAGCTTGTCGTAATACCGAGGCGGCTTCGCCTCTCGACCGCGGACGATAACGGAATCGTCACGCGATATTTCTGATCGAAAAAA